GCCCACCGTAGTCTGATTAGGACTACACCTCGAGGGGATCAAACCCCTCGAGGGCTACCCACCGCTTCCCTAGGGAAGCTTCGGAATGCGAAACCTCGCCACTCGTCCAGTTAGTCAATATCTGGCCGGATGGATCTTCAGTAAAGTACTGGAGAAGATTCGCAGGTCCTTCGAAGCGACTACGCACCACCTTCTTCCCTTTCGGTTGGAAGAGAAGTGCTTCATAGCGATGCAGTTCCGGATGGTAGCGGAAGACGAATCTCCCGCGTAGAATAAGAATCCAATTCTTATTCTTACCACTAGAGCTGAAGCTATGGTCGCCCCACAACCCGGACTCCATACCAACTGTCGCGACAAATTTGTCTGGCAGCTGTACTAGCGATCGCATCGCTTGGGCAGTATGCCACAAGCCTCTCCTATGGAGAAGGTTTGCAGTATCCACCGCCGCGATTATGGAGCCGGGCTCGTCGTTATACGGAAGGTGCCTAGGCCGGACTGGGGTTACATTGTAGCCACAGAACGCGTCAACGCCACAGGACTCTCGGAAGTTCTCACCTCTGAAAGTCTTTTCTGCATTAACGACCAACCCTGTTAGAGCGAGAAGTCGCTCTAAGCACTCAAGGGCGTCTACGGGGAGGATGATATCATCTCCGTAAACCCGAACGTGAGACATAGCCTGAACAATCTTTTCGTGATTGATCTCAGGCCCTCGCCAATATGATTCAGTAAAGATCACAGAGGCGATGGCGAAGATACAAAAGACGATAGACTGGACAGGAAATGTAAGTGCAGAGCCCATCGTGGCGAACTTGCGAAGTTCGATGACGGAGGGCAGCTTCTTATCGACCTCGTTATACATATAGCGAGTCCTGCAGGCAGCCATTGCCTTCATTAAGGGAAAATTTCCCCTAAATAGGCGTTGGACAAGCCAGCAGGAGAGTCGATCGGAGGCTGACTTCAAGTCAGCGGTCGCATAGTCACCGTCACGAGAGGCCCTCAAAGCCAACTCACCTGATAGGTCTTGCCTATGGAAAGCAATCCCTCGCCCCAGAGCATCGGGGTGGGTGAGTATCTCGCGGACTAGGTATCCGCACAGAGCTTGTTGCACCCATTGATTAGCTACGGGCTCCGCGGCAATCAACCGCGGTCCTTTAGCACTCTTTGGGACGCAAATAAGTCGAGACGGTTGATCCGCCTCTTCCGGGTAAGTATAACCCGACTCTGAGAGGTCATTCCCGAGAACACCGAGGTTTGCTACCCCGTATAGTTCATAAGGAAAGACGGCTTCGAGACGGCTGGACCACGTGGGAAAGCTATACTTATAGCCTCCACCGCGTTTAA